GATGGTCGTTCTGTTGATGCTAATGATTTGTTTATTAGAGATCGTAGATTAAACGAATATATACGTCAGTCTGTTGTTTCTAATATGGTTTTGAAACAACTGCCTATGACAGAAAAAGGTATTCAGTTAGCCATTAGAAAAGCTGTTACTGACGTTGGTACTAAAATTGGAATTAACTTTGATGAAAATGATCAGCCTTATATTGGCTTCAATACTTGGTATAAAGAAGCCTCATCAAGCATTGGGCCTAATGTAGATACATTGCCTGAAGGTGGTGTTAGTGCGGCTGTGTTTAGAGACATTAAACGTAATGTATTAAGACCTGATGTTATTGTAGATGAGAGGATAAAGGATCTTATTGAAAGCGGTAATGGCACTTTAAAGATTTATCCCGATCAGCAGTTTGGAAGAGAGCAAACATATTCCGCATATATTGTTACACCAGAAGGTGAATCAACTCAGGTTCTCAGAAACTATCGCTATGATTACAAGCGTTCTATTGATTACCCTGTTTTGCAAGCGGCTGTTAACAGAGTTAAGAATAGCACTCTTAAAAAGTTCTTTAGTCACATCAATATTCTTCGTGGGCCTATAGTATCTGGTGTTTCTGAAAAAATATTAGCTGACTTTAAAGGTGATGCAGAGCTTATTGGTTTAGGTCAGCCTGAGTTGTTTATTGGCGCACTTGAAACTCTCAATGAGACACTGAACGCTGTTAAGCCTGTTGCTGGCTATCTAACTAATGATTCTTACACAATAGACCCTCAAGTTGATGCAGAAGATGTTAAGATATTAAGGGCTTGGTTAAATGGTGACTTTGAAAGTGAAGAAACATTTAACATGGCATTACAGGAGAGCCTAAGTGAGTAATATTGATTGGGACTTCATCCTTAGTAAAGAGGGCTTTAAAACTAGCGGTTACGTTCCTGATGCTGAGAACTCTAATTCAGGTGTAACAATTGCTAGTGGGTTTGATCTTGGTCAGAAAAACGAATCTGATCTGCAAGGACTGCCTGATGATATTGTTTCTATTTTAAAACCTTATCTTGGGATCAAAGGTGCAGATGCGTCTAGCATTGCATCGAATCTAAAGGTCAGTGAAGATCAGGCAAAAACCATCAATGAGTTTGCAAAAAGCAAAGAACTTGTTGGTTTAAAAGATAAATGGCAACAAGCAACTGGTAAGTCTTTTGATGACCTACCAATGAATGAGGCAACTGTTATTGCATCTGTTGCTTTTCAGTATGGTGATTTGTCTTCCAGAACACCTAACTTTTGGAGTCAGGTTACATCTGGAGATTGGGATAGTGCTGTTGCTAACCTAAATGATTTTGGAGACAGATACTCTACAAGACGTAGAAGTGAAGCTCAGTATTATGAGTCAAAAAAAAAATCTAAAATAGAGTCGCCTTATAAAGACATAAAGGTTCCTGACTGGTGGATGGGCAAAGAGCCTTCTATCAAATTACCCCCAGCAGGTGATGTCAGCCCGGAAGGGATCATACCTGAAGAAAAACCTGTCATAAGCCAAGAGCCTATTGATGTGCAGGAGATGATTCGGCGTGATATTGAGGAAGCAGGGCCTGTTGCAGAAACACTTAGACGCAATGAGTTTGGCGAAGCTAACCCACTATATTTTACAGAAGACTCATCCCAGATATGGGGTGCGGCAATGCGTCAATACAACCCTGTGTTGGCTTTGCGTGATTATTTACAAAGCCTGACTATAGAAGATGATGAAGATCCTGATTATGATCCAGCGTTAGACCCTCAAGTTGAAGCTAGACCAGAGCTTCGCTGGAGAGCGATGCACTCTAAAAGCTCAAGCCAAACTGCAAGAATAGCAGAACAGCTTGATGAAGAGAGATACGATCAGGAAATACTTGCCTCATCTGACTCTGGTGTAGCAGAACTTACATCTACTTTATTAAGTCCTGCAACACTATCTCCTTTGGCTCCTATGAGATATATGAAAGCAAGCTCTTTGCCTAAAAGGTTCATAGGTGGTGCGGCTTTTACTGCGGCTGTTGTTGCACCAGAGCAAATGATCTTAAATGCGGCAAGAGAAGATAGAACTGTAACAGATAGTGTTATGGTTTTGGCACTTGCTTCATTAATAGGCGGTAGTGCTAATGCCGCTTTTGGTAGGTTTGCGGCTCAATCTATAAATGCAAAAAGAGCAATGAAAGAGGCCGCATACGAAGCTAAATATACTGATGGTATATATGAATCCGCTGGTGCGGCGGCTAACCCTACAAGGGCTAGGGAAACTGCCTATGCTACTATGGAGCGTGATGCCGCAAAGGAAACAGGCGTTAAGTTAGAGAAGCTTGGGTGGAATCCTGTATTTCGTATGCTAAAGAGCAGTAATCCTATTGTTCGTGGTTTAGCGGCTGAAATGGTAGACATGGGCGGTATTATGACCAAGCGAGTTGATGAAGAACTTGCTATGGCACAGTCTGTAGAAACGACATTTAGAACACGTTATTTATCCGAGCTTCTTGCTTCTGTAAGGGCTTCTGATGAAGCTTATCTTTCTTATCGTGGTAAGGTAGCAAGTGACAGTGATATTGTCAGGTCATTCCAGATACTTGGCGCACAAGCTAAAGATAAGTTTTCAAGAAGCGCAAGATACTTATCTGAAGTAGATTTTCGTATTCGTATTGGTAAAGCTATGCGCCGTGGTGATGTAGATAACGTTGGTGATGCAGCATCTCCATTTGTTACTCAAGCCGCAACTGCCGCTAGAAAGCAGTTTGATTTAATAAAAAGAGAAGCTGAATCTGTTCGTTTGTTTGAGCAACAAATTGAAGAGGCTATTTCAAAAGCAAGAGCCGCTGGGGATGAGGCTAGGGTTACAATGCTAACATCAAAGCTTCGTCAGGTTCAAAGCCAAGGCGTATCTGTAAACACAGCGGCAAGTTATTTGCCAAGAATGTATCGTGTTGACAGGATTATGAAAGACCCACAAGCTTTTGTTTCTATTGTTAGATCTTGGCTTATTGAGACAAAGGGATTGTCTAGAACAGAAGCTCAAGCTGTAGCTGACGATGTGTTTGATAGCGTTACAAGAAGCAAGCCATATCTTGATGTAAACACAGGTGATCTTGATGAGTTACTTGCCCCATCTAGCGCAAAGATGCGTAGTCTTGAGATACCTGATGAGCTAATTGAAGACTTTCTTGAAAGCGATATTGAAGTATTGCTTAGACATCAAACTCGCACAATGGGCATGGATATTGAAATTGCCAGACGCTTTGGTAGCATCGACATGAAAAATGTCATCGATGATGTAACCAATGAGTATCAGCGTTTGATTGACGAAGCTGTAGGTGTAGACGCTAAACAAGCACTTCGTAAACAATTGCAAGATGATCTTCGTGATATTCGTGGTTTGCGTGACAGACTGCGTGGCACATATGGTGCGTCCAAAGATCCACATGCTATGTCTAGCAGGTTTGTGAGAACAATGAAGTCATTTAACGTTCTTGTTGGAATGGGTGGTGCGATGGTGTCATCAATACCTGATGTAGCAAGAGTTGTTATGGTTGAAGGTTTTCAGCAAGCTTATGGCAAAGGGTTGAAGGTTCAATTTGCTAGACAGTCAACTGCTATAAACAGGTTATCTAAAAATGAGCTAAGAAAAGCGGCTGTAGCGGCTGATGCTGTTCTTGGTTTAAGAGCGCATGCTTTTTCTGATTTAGGTGATGTGTTTGGCAATAGGTTTGCTGTTGAACGTGCTTTAAATGCAAGCACTGGAATTATGTTTATTCTTAATGGATTGAACATATGGAATCAAGCTCTTAAAGAGTTTGCCGGAAATGTTACCATGCTCCGTATGACTGAAGGCATAATGAAGCCTTGGGAAAGACTAAGCAGAGCAGACAAAGAAAAGTTTCTAAAGAACGGTATAGATCAGCAAGCTCATATGCGTATGCAACAACAGATTCGTCAGCATGGTGAGCAAGTTGATGGCGAATGGATGCCAAACACTGATTCTTGGACTGATGGCACAATGCGTCTTACTTTTCGCAATGCTTTAAATCAGAATGTTGAGCGTATTATCATTACCCCGGGAGCTGGTGATAGAGCTTTGTGGACTTCTACTGAGTTTGGATCAATGTTAACTCAGTTTAAGTCATATGGTCAGGCGGCAAATGTCAGATTGCTAACGTCTGGTTTGCAAGAACGTGATGGTGCTTTCTGGCAAGGTGCTTTCTTGCTTGTTGGTCTTGGCGCAATGGTTAATGAACTAAAGCGCAAGCAGTATGGCATCGATAGAAAAGAAACCTTCGATGAAAAACTTATCAACGCAATAGATCGTAGCGGTATCACTGGTTACTTTATGGATGTAAACAACGCTATAGAAAAACTTAGCAACAATCGTCTTGGTTTACGGCCTTCTCTTACAGATCAGCGTTCATATCCTATGCCTACTGGTGCAAAGTTAAATGCTACTTTAGGGCCTACTGCTGGAAACATAACTAACGCCGCAAGCATTATGACAGATATATTGACTGGTACTGCTGATGAGAAAACGAAAAAGAGTACAAGGTTCCTGATTCCTGGGGGTAACATACCATATACAGATCCGTTTTTAGATTGGGCATATGGGCAGTAAGTATGTGAATTTTATAGAGTAAGCCAAGAATGTATAAGGGGATATTATGGCTACAGTTCAAATTGCAGATAATGACGCTAGAGTACAATATACTCAAGCCGTGAACGGTTTGGATAATGATCCAACTCCTGCGGCTAGTCAGCTTACTATAGATTTTCCGTTTTTTGACGTTGACGAAATCAATGTTATTAGAACGGATTCATCTGGTAATGACACTACGTTAAGCAGAGGAACTGGTTCTGATACATTTACTGTAACTGGAACTTCTGTTGATGATGGTTTTAGTGGCGGTTATGTTGAGGTGCATGACACAAACTCAGACACAAGCACCACTTATACTATATTTAGAGACATAGCTATTGAGAGGACTACTGACTTTCCAACGTCAGGGCCTTTTAATATTAATGCTTTGAACACTGAATTAGATAAAGCTTTTGCAATTAAACAAGAGCTTGAGACTCAACTTAGCAGAACTATTAGACTAACTGATTCAGATACTTCTACGGCATTATCTTTGGTTTTACCAAAAGCGGCAGATAGATCTGGAAAGTTTCTTTCTTTTGATGCTGATGGCGCTCCTATTGTTACAACAAATGCTGGCGACTACAAAGGTGCTTGGTCGGCTGGCGTTGCTTATGCTGTAGGAGATACGGTTACAGACACAACAACAAACAATGTGTATCGGGTTAGTGCGGCTCACACATCTGCTGGTGTGTTGCCATTAGATACAAATGTAAA